CAACAGCACCATTAACAGGTCAACTTTGGTATGATAACGTAAACGACATCTTAAAAGTCTACAATGCTGCAAACAATCTTTGGAAACCTATTTCAAGTGCGATTACACAAGCAACTTCGCCTAGCGCGGGTATTTCAGTAACAGGCGATATTTGGTGGGACACTACTAATGCACAATTGAAAGTATGGAGCGGTAGTGCCTGGATTACTATTGGTCCTACATACACTAGCACATCAGGTACATCGGGTCCGGTAACAGAAAGTATTCTGGACACAGGTGCAGTTTCGCACAATGTAACTAAATTTTATGTATCAAATACTATTGTTGCTATTCTAAGCAAAGACGCAACATTTACACCACAAACAGCAATTCCTGGCTTTAGTACAATTATCCCAGGTTTAAATTTAGTTAGTCAAACTACTATTGCTGGAGCACAGTTTACAGGTGCTACAACTGGCGCAAGTACTTTAGGCGGCTTCTCAGCTAGCCAATTCTTACGTAGCGATATTAGCCAAACAACCAACTATGCATTTGGCGCAGCTGGCGGATTAACTGTTGGGGGTGACTTGACATTTGATACTAGTTCCGGTACAGCGGTTGTTGCAGAAACAACATCAAACAGAAATATTCGTGTAGATATAAACAGAAGCGGCGTTACTACCACAGCACTAACTATTGCCGCAAGTACCAATACAATCACAGTGGCTAATGCACTAACAGTAGCTGGTGCAACTACTGGTACGTCCTTAAATCTATCGGGCAATGTTTTATCAACTGGTGCTGTACATAATGCACTAACAGTTAATGGTATAACAAACCACAGTGGTAACATTATTCCAACATCAAACAATGTGGCATATTTGGGTAATGCTACAAATAGATACAATACAATTTATGGTGTTAACATTGATGTTCTAAGTTTAACATCAGGTACGGGTACGGTGTTCTCACAACTTAATACATCTGGCAACGTATTAGCACAGGGTGGTTTATTTAATTCATTAAGAGTTAACGGCGCAACTACACAAGTTGGTACACTAACAATATCTAGCGGATTTATTAATGCCGCAGGTAATATTTTAGCCACCGGAGGCACATTAAGTTCATTAACAGTTAACGGTGCTACTACAATCACTGGCGCGACAGTAGTAAACGGTAACTTAACTGTTACTACTGCGTATGCTGTACCATCAGCTAATGCAGCATCGAGTTTAGGTACATCAGCTTCGCGCTGGAACTTTATCTACGGTGTAACAGGTAATTTCTTATCAGTACAGGCCAACTATGCTGACTTGGCAGAACGCTTTGAAGCAGACGTTCCTATGGTACCGGGTACTGTAGTTGAACTAGGTGGCTTAAAAGAAATTACAGCCGCAGTACAAGAATTGTCAGAAGCAGTATTTGGTGTTATAAGTACAGCTGCAGGTTTCTTGCTAAACGGCGGCGCAGGTACCAATGCTACCCATCCACCAGTAGCAGTTAACGGTCGTGTACCAGTTCGTGTAATTGGTGCTGTTAAGAAAGGTGATCGTTTAGTAAGTGCAGGTAACGGCCTAGCTCGTGCTGCAGACAGAAGTGAAATGACAGCGTTCAATGTAATTGGCCGCGCATTAGAAGACAAAACAACGTTGACAGAAGGCACCGTTGAAGCTATAGTTAAATTAAACAGTTAAGGTAAGTAAACATGACATACGCATCGGGTGGGTTAATACAAGCAACAGACTACAACAATCTTATCAATGGGTCAAACCAACTTAACACAGTTTGGAATGCAGGATCCGGCAGTGCTGGGTACGGTCAAACTGCTGTTAGTGCTGTTAGTGCCAGCGGAACGGTGACAGCCACGCAATGGGCAAGTTTAGTTAATACATTAAACAATGCTAGGCTACACCAAAGTGGTGCAGGGTCTGGTATTAGTGCGCCAACAGCAGGTACAACTATTACCTATCTAGCTACTCTGCAAACTGCGGTTAATACTTCTTACAGTAGTCGACTAACTGCTGCAGCCACGGGCACACTAGTAACAACTACTTTGACTGGTTACAATATTACTGGTGGCACTGGTGCATTCTCAGGTACAAAAGCCATGACGTTCACCTGGGCAAGTGGCAATGCTGCACGTTATTTCTTTAACTGTGGTGGACGTATTGGTTGGAATATTACAGGTGTTACGAACAATAATGGTACATTACGTAGTGCCGACTTAGTGACAAACTTGGGCACTAATCTTAAAGGTGGTGTGATGACTAACAGCGCATCATCATACACAGGAACTAACGGCGCAACCCGTACTACAAATAGTATTGGTTATTGGGGATTAACTACAACAAATCAACTCGCAAGTCAGGTCTATTCAAGTAATTATCGTTACGAATATAACAGTGATTATACAAACTTTAACGTAAAAACAAGCACCACCAACGTTGGCGGTAATGGTGATAACGGTCTACAAATTACCGTTACAATTGGGTGGAATATCCCTACAACCTACGTAGGGTTAAACGACGCTGTAAACGTAACTATGGCCTATAACGGTACATACACTCCACCAGCAACAACCTATCTATCAGCTAGCTGGGGCAATCCAACTATTGCAGCAGTTTAATCAACCTTTTCGGTTGCTTTTTTCTCACTGGGTTGCTATACTAGATAATTACTAGTATGAGCGACTTAGACAACCTTACCCAAGAAATACGTTTAGCCACTGACTATCAAGTCAACAAACGTATCTTACGAGAAAAAATTCAAACAGATCTACAGGTAACACACAATAGCGGCCTGTTTAAAGTTACCCCAGAGCTAATAGCGTTCCTTAATGCCTGGGACTCTGATGAGTTATATCTAGAAGATACCTATCAAAATCCAATACTAGTTAGTAGGCTCGAGCTTCTGACATTGTGTCGACAACATTATCAAATGGTAATGAACACCTGGCATATCCAACATGACGAAATCAAACGTGCCCGCAAAGTCTAGAGGAGTACTGCTTTTTGCTTTTGATACAGAAAAGACCAGCTACGTTACTATAGCTGAACATTGCGCACGACTAGTTAAACATACTACAGGATTACCTGTTACCTTAGTTACAGAGCACGGAACTACAGCACAGGGCTTTGACAACATAGTCTATGTCAGTAACGAACTTAAAAATCGCAAAATAGATGTAGAAGGCAGCTGGCGCAATGGCGATCGTTTTAGAGCATATGAACTAAGTCCTTACGATGAAACTATTCTAATAGACAGCGATTATCTAATGCTTGATACTAATTTAATTAAATTATTTGAGCAAGACTTTGATTATCGGATAATGAGTTGGAATAATAAACCTGCTACGGCGTGGAAGTTAAAGATGGGCATGTTTGGTCTTGATTATCTTTGGGCTACAGTCATTCTATTCCGCAAAACAGCTAAAACAAAAATGTTGTTTGACCTAGTGGGCCGTATACAACGCAACTATACCTACTACATGAAACTATATCATATGCGTGAGGGAAACTTTCGTAACGACTATGCTTTTACTATTGCTAACAATATTCTAAACGGCTATGATCCAAATTTTGACCAAGGTATAGTTACACCAATGCTGACCTTTGCTGATGTTACAACTAGTATCACTGTGAAGAATTCTATGCTAGTAGTTAAAGAACGAGAAAAAGGATACGTAATCCCTCGTCAGAACATACACGTTATGGATAAAGGCTATTTGCTATCAGATAACTTTAAAGAATTTGTAGATACAATATGCGCAAAGTAGATCAATATCAAGCACAGCAAGGATTTTTTACTATTGCGCAGAACACCTTAGATGTGGATTATCTGCGCCTAGCATACTTGCAAGCTCTAAGCATTAAGATAACTATGCCAGGTAGTTTGTATGCAGTAGCAGTTGATCAAGCTACCTTAGAGCTAGTGACAGATGAGCATCGCAAGGTATTCGACTATGTTACTACCATTGAGAACGACGAAGCAGCTAACGTTGAATGGAAATTGTCTAATGAATGGCAGGCGTTTTATCTAACGCCGTTTAAAGAAACAATCAAATTAGAAAGCGACATTGTATTCACTCGTAGCATAGCGCATTGGTGGACTACGTTTAGACTTAAAAACATTGTACTTGGCCAAGGATGTAGAGATTATCTAGGCAAACTCAGTGATGACAGAACATATAGACAAGTGTTTGATGACAACCAACTACCTGATGTTTATAATGGCATTATGTATTTCCGTTATAGCCAAGAAGCCGCAGAGTTCTTTTGGTATGCTCGACAGATATTTCAAAACTGGACTACGGTTAAAGATACCTTAATTAAGTGTTATGATGAACACCCAACTACTGATGTAGTGTATGCCCTAGCTGCAAAGATTGTAGGTGAAGAAAACTGTACTATACCTGGTGTAGATTTTATTAACTTTACACATATGAAGCCAAAAATTAATAAGTTTAGTACAGCAACACCGTGGCACAATTTAGTAGTGTATGAGACACCTGTGCCAATGGTTAGAATTAATAACATTAATCAATACCATCCCTTGCACTATCAAGATAAAGCATGGGTTACAGACGAACTAATCAAGGAGTATGCAGATGAATTCGCAAGAATGGTTAGATGAGTTTAACTCTGCTATGGCCGCCATGGCTATTGTACCGGAACCTATAGAATATCGCCTACATTACGACGAAACTGGCGCTATTTACATGTGTAGTATGCAGAAACACCCAGAAAACGAGCAATATATTGTAGTCGATAAAGAAACATATACTAACTATACGCAATACCATGTAGATATTGTGAAAAAACGGTTAATAAAGATTGACATGAACCCTGGTATTAGTGTACAATTAAAACGTAGTAATCAAGGATTTAAAACTGTAAAACATCACGCTGGCTTAATAATTGAGTCAGATGAAACCTATAATAGTGTAGAATATTATGAGCCAAATAGTTGATATAGCAGACCTAGATGTTGTTTATTTAAGTTATGATGAACCTAATAAAGAAGCTAACTGGATTAAGATACAAAATATCGTTCCGTGGGCTGTTAGAGTAGATGGAGTCAAGGGTAGTGACGCAGCTCACAAAGCAGCTGCTGATGCTAGTAGCACTGATCGTTTTGTACTCATCGACGGTGACAATCTTCCAGACCCTGCCTTCTTTAATCTTCAACTCAGACTTGACGACAGTAATCGAGACTGTGTTTTCCGTTGGCGTGCCCGTAATCATATTAATGCTCTCCAGTACGGCAACGGTGGCCTATCGTGTTGGACAAAGGATTTTGTCTATGCAATGAAAACGCATGAGAATACCGACGGCGACGTTAAGAATGATGTAGAATTTTGCTTCTATCCAAACTATTGGGCTATGAGTGACTGCTACAGTACAACATATCCTAATAGCAGTCCGTTCCAAGCCTGGCGTGCGGGATTCCGTGAAGGTGTTAAAATGTGCCTAGACCGCGGAGCAAAGCCTACACTAGAAGAGTTTGAAAAACGTGTACATTCACGTAACTATGATAACTTATGTATTTGGCAAACTGTAGGCGCAGACGTAGAGAATGGTTTTTGGGCTATATTTGGAGCACGTCAAGGTACGTATTTAACAATGTTAGAAGATTGGGACTATCGCAAGGTACAAGACTTTGATGCGCTTGAGGCAATATGGAAGGAATACGAAAGTATCAATGAACCAGTAGAACATTGCCAACGCTTAGGTCAGATACTTCGTACACGATTAGGATTACCTATTATAGATATGGATCCAGCAGAAAGTAAATTTTTTAAACATCATTACAAGAGTAATTTTGTAAACAAAGGAATAATGAACCGTGAGTAAATCAGTATTCATGTCGGCTGCAGAAGAAATGCAAGACAAGTTAGGTCCTAGTCTTTGCTTAGCCAAATGGCAACAGGTAAGCCTGCACTTACCTACAGGACTTAACAATAGCTGTTACCATCCACCCTTGCACGAAATAGATGCGCAGGTTGTTGAGTTTCACCCTAGCGCATTACATAACACACAGCACAAAAAAGAACAACGTAAGAAAATGCTTGAAGGTGAAAAGCCAAAAGAGTGTAATTACTGTTGGCATATAGAAGATACTGGACACTTAAGTGATCGTCACTATCGCAGTGGCGAGCCCTGGGCCGCCGAACACTACGATACTATTAAAGCCCTACCGTGGGACGCTGATGTTACGCCAAGTTATGTAGAAGTAAACTTTAGTCATGGCTGCAACTTAGCATGTAGCTATTGCAGTCCACAATTTAGTACAGAGTGGCAGAAAGATATCGATCGTTGGGGAGCATATCCCACAGCAAAACCGCACAACGACCCTAGTCACTTTAAAGGGCGACGTCAACCTATTCCTGTTAAAGATCATAACCCCTACGTGGAAGCGTTCTGGAAATGGTGGCCTGAACTATACGGCAGTTTAAAACACTTCCGTATGACAGGTGGAGAGCCGCTTATGGATAAGAACACACATCGTGTATTTGATTATATCTTAGCAAGTCCTAAGAGTGATTTACATGTAGATGTTACTAGTAACTTCAGTGTTGAAGAAGGGTTATTTGTTAAATATTTAGAAAAAGTTAAAGAATTATGCACAGGTGAACGCATTGAACACTTTATGCAGTATGTAAGTTTAGATACAGGTATCGCTGAACATGCTGAGTATATTCGTAGGGGGTTGAACTTCCAGCGTAATCAAGCATACGTACATAGATACTTAAATGATGTCCCTAATCGTAACAGTCTTACATATATTATTACTATGAATAATCTAAGTCTACTAGGACTGCAACGACAACTTGAACATATTTTAGATTTACGCAGGCTGTATAGTAGTACATATCAACGAGTTTGGTTTGATACTCCTGTATTACGTACACCGCAATGGCAAAGCCTACAAATCTTACCACCAGCTTATGCAGGTATCTTAGAAGATGTAATTAAGTGGATGAAACAACATCAAATCAAAGAAGGTGAAGATAGATTTGATGGTTTTAAAGATTACGAAATACAACGTATGGAACGTGACCTTGCTTGGATGAAGAACGGTAAGAAACTTACAGAAAAATATATCAATGAACAACGTGCTGACTTCTATCGCTTCTTTAGTGAATATGACAAACGTCGTTGTGCTGGCGGAGCTGATACAACCTATTTCTCAGATGTATTCCCACAAATGAAAGAGTTTTGGCAGGAGTGCAAGTGGCATGCCGAAAATCAATAACGAAACGGATTTAGAATACAAACGTAG